TTATGCATAAATTTCTAAAAAGTTCTTAAAGATTTGATGGCCATGCTGACTCAAGATAGATTCAGGGTGAAACTGAACGCCTTCAACGGCAAGCGTCTTATGTTTTACACCCATGATTTCTTCAATGGAACCATCTGTTTCATTGGTCCAGCAGGTCACTTCTAAGCATTCAGGCAAAGTTGCTTGATCAATCACCAGTGAGTGATAGCGCGTCGCTGAAAATGGAGACGGCAGGTTGCTAAAAATGCCTTTATTGGAGTGATGCATATCAGACAAACGACCATGCATTACTTTTTTGGCACGAATGATATCGCCGCCAAAAGCTTGACCAATTGCTTGATGTCCTAAGCACACACCTAATAATGGAATTTTTCCAGCAAAGTGCTGAATAGCTGGAATGGAAATTCCTGCTTCTGATGGTGAACATGGGCCAGGACCAATCACCAGATACTTAGGTTGCCATCGCTCAATATCTTCTAATGTCACGGCATCATTACGCACTACTTTTACTTCTTGATTTAACTCGCCAAAATACTGGACGATGTTGTATGTAAAAGAGTCATAGTTGTCGATCATGAGAAGCATTTTTTGTGCAACCTTTTGAAATTTATACAAGTATTTGAAATCGTGTATTTTGGTACTCAATTTGGTACTCAATATTGAAAAAGTACCCTTATCTAATAAGCAAAATAAAGCCGCTTTCTTAAGCGGCTACTGTATCAGATTCTGATGTATTTGTAACAACTGACTGAACATAAGAAAGAAGCCAGTAACTCTTTCTACCATCCTTAAATGGCTTGTTATACCGACCATCCCTAATACGTGAATCCAGCGTTTCAGGCTCAATATTTAGCATGTGGGCAAACTCTTGTCGCCCAATGCGTCTTTCAATTAAATTTTGCCTTGAGAGTCGTTCAACAGCATTAGTCATGCGCTCTAAAACTGCAGAGTCAACTTTAACCATAGCCATATCATGACACCTCCTTCAAATCATCTTCTACGTTAGGTTCCTCATCGGGATACCCGTAATTAACTAAAATTTTGTACAGGGCAGAGGCTTGCTCCGCCGTGAATGTTTTTGTTGTACCAGACTGGCCTATAACGAGTGGTGCAAATTCTTCCGCAAGGTCTTGGGCGATGAGTTGGAGGTTAGTCATGCTGCCACCTCATTTAATTTCTTAAATTCGACAACCCACACCCATGGGTTTTTATTCCAGGCATTTGCACCGTAAATTTGTTCCCATGTATGACGAAAGTTGGTTTTAGCACCAATGGCATAGCCCATTTCAATTGCTGAAGGATGGGTTGAATAATCAAAACCTTCAGCTTTTGCATCTTCATCAGAAATGCTTTGTAATCGCTCAACACGAATACCAGTGATTTCAAGCAAGATACGAGATGCCCAACGTGGCATGTGAATTGATGGTTTCCATTTAAGACCAAAATCCTTTCTCAACTCATCAGAATGGCTACCACGTGGACAATCAGTGGCATAAGCATATTTTTGAAGCTTACCTTCTGAATCGCGGTGTTCTACCCCCGTGCCACTCAAGTCCATGAATGTTTCGCGTACCCAAAGATGATCACCAACTTGACCAAATGGACAACCGTTTTCAACCCAATATTGCAAGCTTGGCTCACTACGTATGACATGAGGCCTGTTTCCGCACTCGAATTCCGCCTGATTAATAATCAGGTCACTTTTTACCACACGACGAGTCTGAGTCTTACGACCTTCCAAAATTGCAGTGACCATTGGAGCACTAAATAGAATAGGACGCTCTTTCATAGCACCTCTCCCAAACTTTGCTGCACGGAATGCGGTAAACGCTCTTTAGCCCACCATAAAACAGCATAGTCCGAATGCTCAGTATCAAAAGCTGCCATTAAAAAATGTTCTGGTGATGGTGGCGTAGGTACGAAGCCTTTCCATTCACCATCTGCATTAGGATCAATTTCTCCAAGATCAACAGACGTGTCGATTAAAATATCAATATTGCCGTTTGCTTGAAGCTCTTCCCATTCTTCGGGGGTGTAGCCGCGTTCTTCGTCACAGGTTGCCATTGGATCAATGGAATTAAAATCAGGATGAAACCACCAGCAAAGGTCTTCAGGTAGGTCAACAAGCTTTAATTGTTTAATCATGACTTTTCTCCTGCGCTTTTGGTGGTTTCGGAATTAGCTTCCAGTGTGTTGGTGGTTCAGTTTCGCAATTTGGCCAATACTCATTTAGGTCTTCATCCAATGTTATATATTCCTTTTCAGGCTCTACATCTGGGTGATAGTCCCAACACACTAAAACCGTTTCATCGGTCGGAGGTGTCTTATCCTTAACTGAAATCCATTCAGGCGCGGCTTGGGCTTGTTTCCGACTAAAATTAATAGCCTTTTTCCACATTGCCCAACCAGTATTCACGCGATGCCAAATTTCAGTCGCATCTTCTTCGAAATCCGTGTTAAGACCATCATTAATTACATAATTCCCTTGTTCCATGTCGAAAACTACATATTCAAAATGACTTGGTAACCAATATGTAGCTTCAAAGTTTGGCAATTGCTCAGCCCAAAATTCCTGTTTTTCTGTCAATGTTGGCTTTTTTTGAATATCCATCAATCTCTCCAAGTCGCTTCTTTAAACTTCGCATCAGTGACTAATTCTTCAATTTCACCAGCACCAGTATTTTTAAAAATGTGTGTCATCTTCGCCCCGAACACGGTAAGTGTCCGGGTGATAGTGGAGTAGTGGTATCTCATAGAGGTGCTCCCACTGGACCAGCCCCATTTTTCAACTCAAAGCGACGTCGCTTTACAAAGTCCATTAACTTGGGTTGGATGTCGGGATGGCGATTGAATACTTCGACCTCCAAACGCTCCAACTCAGTTAAATCTTTGGCATTTTGGATTTGCGCCATCAATGAAGGTGGTTGTGTTTCAGTGGTTGTGAATGCACTGAGATCTTTCAAACGATTGCGAATAGCATTAAGCAGAGGCTTACGTTGTTCTTCAGTCCATTCACTGGTGTATTTAATAAGCGCATTTGCTTCAGCCGGTGATTGAGCATTTGAAGCGCGCTCCATTAACTCTCTTGAAAGGGTTATGTATTTTTCATCAGCTTCCAACTTCTCATTAATATCCTCAATTGAATCCTCTGCATCCTGTTGTAATTGCTTGAGTGCTTCTACAGATAAGTCTTCAGTTTCAGCTTTTGGCGTATATTGCTCTGGATCCAACTCAATTAACTTAGCTTCAACCAGTTCAAATAAATGCTGAACATGTTCACGCTCAAGATAACCATTTGCAGAGAATGAGTAGCGCAGTGATAAAACAGATTCAACTTTTACACACTCATTGATCTGAGTAGTGAATGACTCAATAATTTTCGCTGGATCAGTTTCTATTTCATCAGTCGAAACATAACCCGGCTTTTCACTTGAAACTTGAGTCGGTTCAACTTGTTCTATTGGATTCTCATTCTTTTTACGAGGAGCTTTTTTAGGTTTAGCAGTCGGTTTCATGAATGTATGAAAATCAACGACCTTTACAACCAATTCGTTTTCAATACCCAGTAAACTTTGAAAGGCTTTTGCTTGCTTTTGAGCATTTTCAAAGTCTCGTTGTACTGAACCATTTTTTACTGCTAACACCAGTTCTTCGTATTCAGTAATAAACTGACCTTTGATAATGCTTCCAGTATTCCCAATTAGAAATATGTCTTGTCCCTCTTCCAACTCATCGAGCGAGTAAGGTTTTAAGAAGGTAAAACCATTAATTGTGAGTTCATCAATCTTGATGCAAAACTCATAACCTGGTTTAGCAAAAACAGTGGCAGGAAACTGGTCCAAATCATCAAACTCAACGAGCTCGCCCGCAACACGGCACATGATATTTCGCCCAGCCATCATTGCTTCAAAAGCTTCAGTACTATTTAAAATGTTCATGCTGTCCATCCCTCCATATCTGACTTTGCTTGGCAAGAATTTAGAATTTGTTGTTCGTATTTAGTCCCTTTGAAAAAATCAGCAGGGTATTGAAGTTCATCTGCACTCTGTGCCTTTTGAATTACAGCTAATGCTTGTTGGTAGTCTTGTTCCAGCAATGCATCTTGTTCCTGCTGAAGCTGCTCATCATTTGCTTGCTGTGCCTCAGCATTCCGTTTAATCATCTCGTTGAGTGATTTACAGGTTTCATCAAACTTTTGCTGTTGAACATCATGCAAACTGTTTAAGCCGCGTTTTGTGCAGAATTTCTCAATATCGACACCCGCTTTTTTCATTAATTCTTCAAGTTCTAGGTATTGGTTACCATCAATACAAGAATCAGCAGAACCAGATAGAAGCCATTGCTTAAGCTGGATTCCATCGTTTTCACTGAGTACACGCGGCTCTTCAAAAATACGCGTCCGGTCTTTAGTTTTAATAGCGAAGTTGTCGTGTGTAATATCCAGGACTGTTGTGAACTCATATTCGATACCGTCACGTTGTTCAGCCTTCATCCCAACCTTTTCAACCTTCTTCTTGCCTTTGCCATCTGTAACTTGAATGGTTTCCATTTTTGAACGTAGCGTCACGATAATATTGATACTGGACTGCAGCATTGCATCTATAAACTTACGGTGGCGAGGAGTAACTTCGCTCCATGCGCCCCAGCTATTACCTCTAAATGTAGTACCAGCCAACTTATCTACAATTTCAAGACAACCACCGACACCTGACCATTCATGAGTGATGCTATCTAAAATAAGTGTGTCAAAACCTGCATCTTCTGCAGCCTTAATTGCACCTATGAATTTTTCAGGAGTGTAGGGAGGTTGCAAGTTTGCATGCTCAAACAGAACAACATCATCATAAAGTTCAGCACTACTGTTTTCTGTGTCGGCAACAGCAATACGCCCACCAATACCTTTGGCAATAAGCAGAGCACCCATAGTTTTGCCTGATCCTGTAGGGCCAGCTATAGCAAGACGTAATTTGGCATTTTTACGTTGAGCTTTCTTAAAAAATACAGTCATGATTAATGCTCCCTTATGCCCAGAACAGTGAGCCTTTAGCCCGTTTATATGATTTTGGATAAGCACGTGTAAGTGACTTTTGAAGGCGAGCTGCCATGCTTTTTCTTTGTTGAAAAGCTCGTTCACGTTCAAAGTTTTCACGAATCCAAGGTTTAGCAGCATGAACATCAAGCGTGATTAACTGCTCGGTACCATCCTTATTGACCACATAGATATGGCGACCTTTTTCAAAGTAGGTTGAGTGGCCTAGACGCATACGGATATTGCCATCATTATCTTGGCTGATGAACTCTGAAAACGTGTTAGTAGAAGTAGTCATTAGCCCGCCTCCACTAAACGATGTTTTTCGATATAGCCTTTGATGAGGGCATTGAAGTTCTGATGGTCGATGTGGTTTGTGAAGTCGTTGTATGGATTGCCTAGGGCATCAGAAACAGTAACTTCATCAAGGCTGGTTACATCAACCGAGGTGAATTCACTACCTGGTACGCCGTAACTGTCTTGAAATGCTTCAACTTCAAAACGTGCAGTAACACGGAAACCATCTAAACGAATAATCGCTTCGCCTTGCTTCTCACTTGTCATGCGTAATGCTAAGAGTTGGTATTCAGAAGGAGCTACGTTGGCAACTACAGGTTGCGCAGCCTGTGGTGCGGTTTTAAAGCCACAGCTAAGCACGCCTATTGTTACAGCAGCTACACCAAGAGATATCTTGATGCTATTGAAAGGGGATAAGGTTTTGTTCATAATACATTCCTCAGTTATAGCTCTGTCCTCGTCGAAAATTTCAGAGCTAACTTTTAAGATTTAAACTTCTTGACCTAAACGAAGCTTTGTTAATTCAATAACAAGCTGGTATTCCTGATTAAATTTACCTTCATGGCGCTTATTCACAGCGTCGGTAAATTCTTCTAAAGTTCCGTTAAAGCACCCACGATTTACTAAAATCCCACCGTCTTTATTTCTAAATGCGGTGTATGTGCCGTTCTCACTTCCGATAATTGATAACCAAAATAGATCTGTGCACTGTTTAATCTGAGCGTTGCCAGAAACCCAAGCGTTGCCAGAAACCCGAGCGTTACCAGAAACCCGAGCGTTACCAGAAACCCAAGCGTCGCCAAAAACCCGAGCGTTACCAGAAACCCAAGCGTTACCAGAAACCCAAGCGTCGCCAAAAACCCGAGCGTTACCAGAAACCCGAGCGTTACCAGAAACCCGAGCGTTGCCATAAACCCGAGCGTTGCCATAAACCTGAGCGTTGCCAAAAACCTGAGCGTCGTCATAAACCCGAGCGTTGCCATAAACCTGAGCGTCGTCATAAACCCAAGCGTTGCCATCACAATCCAAGTTAGCCTCAGATTCGATATACCCACCCAATTCACCAGCAGCAACCAAAGAGCCGATTGCTACCAATGCACGGATGCGTTTAAGAACTCGACCAGATGGTGTAGTCACCGTATCGTTTTCGAGCAGTTCGTATTTTTGATTGGTCTGTGTCATTGCTATCTCACATTTGCCGAGGTGGCTTTTTTATGTCTGTGAGATAAATATAAGAAAACTTAGTTTTAGTGTCAAGGTAAAATATAAGAAATGTTATTTTAATTTTTAGAAAACTTATTTTTTATGCTTTAATAGACAAAAGAAAACCCACCGCTGGGGTGGGTTGTTTGGGTGAGAAATATAATTAAGATGCTAGAAACTTAGACAATCGTTGAACTTTTGCGTAGTCCGAGAGAATCGTCTGCTCCGACTTATATTTATCATTCTCTAAATCATCAATAATAATATTAAATGAAATATCTTGATTGAGATGCTGCGTATCAATCATCTTCCTTAGGAGGTTATTAGTTTTATTTTTATCAGCCTGCACGTAATCAATAAAAGTATTGTGATGGGAAAAGTCGAAACCATATTTCCCCCCAGACCTACCAACCAACTTTGGGCTGACTTCAATATTGGTGAATTTTCTTTCAAGAACCAATCTAATTGAATCTAGGATTTTCTCTATAGCTTGGTGCGATCTTGTTTTATATTGATAACCAATTAATTTACTCAATATTTCCGTATACTCGATTACAGTGAAATCTAGTTGCTGTATTGTTGATTCAGCCATCAAGCATCCGTTTTTCACAAAGGTTGATTCATAGAGTTTGCAAAAACTTTTAACTTTTTCAATGGTATCAAAATCATTCACACATACAGACTCCTCAAAGTGTCGAATATTGAGACCATAATCACTTAGAATAATATTATCTCGAGTATCCTTATGCGCATATACAATAGCTGGGGATCCATTGGGGAAAACAAGAGGCAGAGTGAAACCGCAAGAATTATCGCTTTCCGATATCTTTTGCATAAATGCATTTAGGACTGTGTTTGAAAGATGCGTAATCATAGTAGCAACTCCCCAGCAAGAGGCTCAATTATATCATTTGACCTAATTTGCAGATTAATGTTTTTAGCAAAAAGGTGAAACCATTTATTCCATTCATGTAACTCATAACACAAATCCATCTCAATAGTGTCATCTAAAACATGTATATGAGGGCCATAAAAAACCTTACGCTTCAATTTATCAATATGTGAGCGCTGATGCTGCGGGTAGACACAAAGGTCATACAGCCAGTTTGTCTTATTACCCACTCTTTGAATTAAGCCAAAACTATGTTTCATTGAGTCGGGAGCAATGTTCGTTCTTAAGAAAATGCTTAAACCAACAATGTTTTCTTCAGATGATACTTCGTGTACTGGAGCACCTGAAAACTGGTATAGGGAATTTTTCTTTGTGTCTCGCCGCATCCTAACGGAAGGTTCAAAATACTTAGGAGTCTCAAGTATTGATTTGCCTTCCTTTAAATCCCCAAAACACCTATTACTCATTATAACCCCCCTAAAAAATCCCTATCCGATTTAAAGTCTCAGATTCGCAGTTTTAATTCCCTCGAAATCGAGGGTTTTGATTTTAAGATTCATACTTTCCTAAAAAGTCATCTATCCATTCCTGTGCCACTTCAATATTGGTTATGTCGGCCATCTTCAGGTTGGTGCCTTCTTCTTCATTAAAGCCCTCAATAATCGCTTCAAAGATGTTTACTTCACCAATAACTTCACGTGCTATTTCCGCTGGGTCATAGCTTTGTTTGGCTTTCTTGAGCGCTGAAATTTGCTTATCAATTCCTGCGCCAATTTTTTCTAATGCCAACTTAAATTCTTGACGGTTAATTGTTAGCGCAGTTTTAGATTTATTCAGTGTTGCAATCATTATGCTTTCCTTTTTTTATATCCCGACTGATGTTGTTAGTACACATTAACTTTTGCTAAATACTAAGACTAACTATTACGTAGTCTATTTCTGCGCTTTGATTTGAATACGTACCTAATTGAATCAATAACCTCTCCAACAAAGATACAATCCTCATCTAATGGAATAATATTTGGCTTAAATTCAGGGTTTAAGGCCTGTAAGTACCTTGAATTGTCCGTTTCAATTACAAGCCGCTTAAAGGTGGCTTCATCGTGTTTTCTTACAACAATCACATCCCCTGATTGCATTTCACAATATTGCACTGTTGGATCAACAAGAATGTAATCTCCTTCATGGAAGGTAGGGTAGTTACTTAGTCCTTGAACTTTGAGGTAAAAGCACTTGTCGCAATCATCAGGCAATGGAAGCCACTCCTCGACCTGTGACATATCAACTGATTCTACGTTAGTAAAAACACCAGCTTGAACCCATGAGAGAACAGGGGCCATTTTGGGTGATACGGGTGCAACATTACCGTCACTCTTAAATTCGCCGCCTTTACCGCTGAGAATGTATTCAGTAGTTACTCCAAATTCATTTGCCATAGCCTCTAATGAGGCAGCTTTGGGTAGGTAACTATCCTTTTCCCACTCTGTAACAGCAGGCGAGCTTACCCCTGCAATTTTAGCTAATTGCACTTGGGTTAATTTTTTCGAACGTCTAAGCGCACGTATGCGCTGACCAGTAGTTTGATTTTCCATATAAGTTATCTTACATATTGCTTTTATAAGTTTTCTTTGATTAAATACTAAGAAATCTTATTTTTAAGGGTTAAAAATGACTAAACAAGAAGCCTTAGCACTACTAGGGGTGAATGGGGTTGAGCTAGCTGGCTTACTTGGAATTGAGCCATCAGCTGTTTATCAATGGCCTGAGAAAAAAATCCCATTAGCACGTGAATATCAAATTCGCGACTTAGCAAACGGTAAAGAACCAATTAAGCATCAAGCGCAAACGGTGAAAGCATGAGTCTTGATAAGAAATCCACACATGTTCGGTTGTCTCCTGAAAACCATGAAAGAGCAAAAGCTCTTGCCGAAATTAAAGGGAAAGATTTAGCCCAGTACCTTGCTTATCTTTTAGAGAAAGAAATTGCAGGTGAGTGGCATGTACTTAATTTACAAGCAAAAACTTTTGAGCGCTTGGGAGTATCAGCTTTGTTGCGGGATTTAAGCACTGAAGTTGAATTTCGAGAGGGATTTGAAGGGATTGAGCATATTTCAAGCAAAGAAAAAGCCTGAGAGTTGAGATCAGGCTTTTTCAAACATTCAATTCAGAGGGTAAATCTTTATGAATAACTTAAATTTAGCACAACAACCAATTCAAGACAATTCAAATAACGATTTCTTACAAGGGGATACGGTGGTGCTAATCGCACCAGTGACTCTAGTGAATCGTGTGTTTGATACGGACGAATTACTGTCTGTTGAGTATATAACCCTGTTAGGTGGTATTGGCGTTACAACGAATGGTGTGATCGTTGTTGTTGTAGATCCAACAGAGATCCGTCATGCATCAACTCTGGAATTAAAACTAAAACGCCGTCTCACTTTGGCAGAACAAGCCTTAGCGGAGGTTCCATGATTACCAATAAGGCCATTCAGAAGAAGCCTGAGCATAAGCAGGTTCAGTGGACACAATCATGGTACGAGCCAGCATTGCGCACGTTGGATCGACTGCTGGATGAGCGTAAAGCAAACCTACGCAAGATCAAAGGTGATGAAAAGAATGCTGCAGTGCTGAGAAATGAGCTCATCGAAACCCTGGTGAATGAACACCGAATTTCTGTGTATCAAGCTGGTGAAATTGTCGCGAGCTTGCGCAGAGCCAATAAGATTTTAATGCATGGCAGTTTTATTTATGAAATGCCAGAGGGGGATGCTCAATGAGATATTCAGCCAAACGTGGGCAGAAAGATGTTCAAGCTCCAGCACCTATCGAGGTGATTATCCCTTTACTAGACCCAGTGAAGATCTACACACCTAAAGAGCTTGCCGCTATGCCTTTGTCAGTCATGAACAAAGCTATTGAGGCTCAGGAAGCACTTTTCATTCTTGAGCACACAACCCAAATGGGGGGGCAAGCCATAGCGATACGTCGCCAAATGCAGGAAGGCACCCAACTTGTTCAAGTGAAGGAAAAGTCACGTACGAGATACAAGATCAACAATCAATTTGTCGAACCTCGAATTATTCGTCAGTTGGAAAAGCGCGGCTTAGTCAAATTGGAGTGTGCTAAATGAGTTTATTCAGCACTGGCCATGATGTCGTGGATCAGGTTGGTAGTGTTCATCTTGAAGGCAATATCTTGCCGACCAGTTGGTTTAGCACATTCGTTTTAGAGAGCGGAAAACCCGATTTAAACGCGATCGTTGTGCTTTCAGAAATCGTTTATTGGCATCGACCAACAGTGGTGCGTGATGAATATTCTGGTCAAGTTGTGCGCGTAAAAAAGAAGTTTAAATCTGATCTTTTGCAACGTTCTTACCAAAGTTTTTCTGATCAATATGGCTTATCAAAACAGCAAGTCAAAGAGGCTTTTGATCGTCTTGAGAAGTATGGAGTGCTAAAACGTCATTTTCGCACAATCGAAGCTAACAATCAGAAATACAACAATGTTTTGTTTATTGAGCTCATTACCCCTGTGCTTTTTGAAATGACCACCCTCCCACTTTCAAAAGGGGGAGGCTCCCCATTTGAAAAGGTAGACCCTCCCCATTTCAAAAAGGGGACAAATACAGAGACTACTACAGAGATTACTACAGATATAAACACACAACAGGAATCGCCTGAAAATTCAACTCAGGATGATTCATGGAAACCTGATCAAAATTTCCTAAGCACAATTTTACTTCAAACAAAATTCAGTCATCGCGTAAACGAAATTTTAACCATGCCTGATTTCCAATTTCACTTGGGTAGTTTCAATGCGCACTGGGAAAACAAAATCTATCTTACTGAAAACCAAAAAACGAGAAAGTTCGCAGCTTGGTTGGTGCAGGAGTTCGAGAAACAAGTGACCAAGGCTGAGCGCGAGGCAAAAAAACCGACACGTAAACAATCTTCTGAAAAACCAAACAACCGTAACGTGAATGATCCTTGGGGTGAGGTTCAGAACTATGAACCAGCAACAGGTGACGTGGATACAAGGGGGCTCCTATGAACGCAATCGCACCGCTTAGTTTTGATATTCAGCAATCAACAGAGTTCTGCCATCTTCACCAGGCACAAATGGTTTCTTTCCGAGGTAAATCGTTCTGTAAGCAATGCTCAACGGATGCGCTTAACAAAGCTCAAGCAGAACATCATAACGCCGTGAATGCCATGGTTCGTGAAAAACACTTCCAAGGTGCAAAACTTCCAAGCCGTCATGCGAACAGTGGGTTCAAAGAATACTTGGTTGCGAATAGCGGTCAGCAAAATGCAAAAACTCAATGCGTCGCATTTGTGAAAGATTTCACCAAGGGGATTAAACGCAATTTGATTATGATTGGTCGCACCGGCACTGGGAAAACGCACTTAGCTTGCGCCGTGGCTCGAAACATTCTTGAGACCCAAAAGTATGCCCGCTATGTGACTTCTGAAGACATGGCTAATGAAATTGCGAATGCATGGACCAAGGCTGATGACAGTGAGGTAAACGCTGTTTATCGCTTTACTGAATACGATCTATTGATTCTTGATGAATATGGATTGCATGACCGTCATGAAAACCGTCTCCAGCTGGTGCACAAAGTTCTTTATTCACGTTATGACGCTGGCAAACCAACCATGTTGATTTCAAACATGACAGCACAGGAATTAGAGCAAGACCTTGGTGATCGTCTCTGGTCTCGTTTTCAGCATGATGGATTGGATGTGGTTGAGTGTAATTGGGCAGATGAGCGTACTGGGTGTAAAGCATGAAACAGCAAAATTTCAGTGCAAGACAAGCTGTAAGACAGGGTGAACGAATGATCTTGGTTTTGCAGGAGATGCTGGCAAAACGGGGTAAGACCAGTGTTGTTGATGTACAAGGCATGATGGGTATGACCACGCGTACAGTCCAACGTTACTTGGATCAACTGGTTCAGGCTGGATACGTGCTCCGTGACGATGCGACACCAGCAGGTTTTATTCCATCTGAAAAAGCTAAACAGTTGTTTGAGGTGAAGGGATGAAGAACCGCCAGTTAAAAAAGAATAGCAAAACAGCAATGCGCTTTTTGATCCAACTTAAGCATTGCCATTTAGATGAATTTCAGAAAGCAGATGTATTTGATGCTGCACATCACAAAGTACCAAGAAACACCATGCTTAGGTGGTTTAAAACCACGTATTGGGATGATGAGTGGGAGTCTGAACCAGCATATTTTGCATTGAATGAACTTGTCTGGTGGCATTTTGCTGATGTTGATTTTTCAGGTGATCGAGAGGTTTGGCATCACGAGCCAGACATCAGCACAGTGAAGAAAGTTTTTGATTTAGCAAAAGAGATGATTCGGAGCAGTGCCAGTGAGTAGCAGTTACTCCATTGCTGAATACAAAAAGATGATCGGTGCGAATAAATCCAAAAGAGGATCTAAGCGCCCAAAGGTTAAAGGTGAAAAAGTACTGAGTGAGGGTGAGGTGATATTGGCCACCGCCCTGAGAGCTTTAAAGATTGAGTTTGAACAGGAGTTTATGTTTCACCCTATACGTAAATGGAGAGCCGATTTTCATTTGAAGGGCAAAAAGATATTGGTCGAGGTGGAAGGTGGGATCTGGAGTAATGGAAGGCATACAAGGGGAAAAGGCTACATAGCAGACTTAGATAAATATAACGCAGCAACAATGATGGGTTATCAGGTAATACGGTTTAGCACCGAGCAAGTGAAAAGCGGCAAAGCGATTGAGCAAATAGAGAAGATGGTAGGGGATTTG